GAAGGATCCTTGCCCCAGGCGTTCAGAGTGTCAAAGAACACCTCACGATTGACCTTCTGACCGTCAATCACAGCACCAGTCTTGGAAGTGATGTAGAGACAAGAGTAACCACGCTCAATCAGTTGCTGACGGAAGTCAGACTCACCCAGAAGTTTGATAATCTGTTTGGTAGAACGAGCACAGATCAGAATCTTATCCAAAGAGTTCTCATCGATGGTATCCAGCAGATTTTGAGAATCACGATCAGCAATCATCTGCTTGTCCTGAACCATATCCAGTTGCTTCACAACAACCTTAGGCGGCAGGATGTAACCTTCCTCAACCAGTTTAGGAGCAGGAACATTACAGATTACCTTACCATAAACCTCAGGATCGTTCATCCCAGGTTTGGAAACAGTAAGAGAATGACGAGGAGTAGCAGTGAAGAAATAGCAGCGGTCAGCAACAGAAGAGAAGTGCTCCGTAGCAGGGAAAAAGTTACGTTGGACAGAATTGTGCGCTTCATCAAAGTAAATCGTATTGACTTCAATATCTGCCTGCTGAAGACGCTGCAGAGAGTGATACGTGGTGAAGATGATTACATTCTCACCAGCAGTCCGTGCAGTATTAACAAACAGATTGATTTTAGAAGGATTAGTGGTAGAGAAATGATGAGTCTCACCACTATGAACGTGAAGAATATGAGTATTGGTGGTATCAATATGCTCCAGAAACTCACTGCAGAGTTGTTCTGCCAGCAGAATACGAGGAGCAACAACAACAGCAGTCATACCGTTGTCGATATACTTACAGTTGTGAATCAAATCGAAAATCATAGTAGGAGTCTTACCACCTCCAGTCGGAATCACGATCTGACCTTTATCATTGACCAGCATTGCATCCAGAGCGTCTTGCTGGTGAGGACGGAGTTGCATCACAGGTCTCATTGACGATAGACTTATTATAGCACGGAGGGACCTCTACCGATGGTCCTTGTGACAGTTTCCTAACTGGTTCCGGTAAGAGCTCAGATTCTTATCTTCAACCGGGACAAAGGTAGTCTATAGGGATTCTGTAGAGTTGTCAAGTCCTTCGGTAATCTTATTAAACCTCTCTTCCCAAGAGTCCTTATCTGCTGTCCATTTACCTAAAGGACAAGAGTCCAATACAACTCTTGCTTTTCCAGGAATATAACATCCACATTCCATACATTTGTTCTCCATTTCATCAAATCTATCGCATCCTTTACATATGGAATATCTTTCCTTATAAACATCTTCAGAGACAAATAGAAATTCTCCCTGATGTTCGTGAATGTATTTCATAACCTCCCAAGAAAATCCAGCAAGATTCTTTGCTTGTTCAAATAGGGAGGGATACTTTTTATCTTCAGACATTTTTATATGATTCAGTTAATTTTATTTATTGGGGGTTACCAGCGTCAGGAAGTGGTTGCTTATCAATAAAGAAACTTAGTGTCAATCTCGCTGTTTCTTTTGTATCGCCAAAAGTATCTGAGACTGCGTGTATGTAATTTCCCGAGTAACAAACTAAACGATTGTATATATTTTCTGCATTGAAAATCTTGTTCTCGTTTCCATTTAATATTGATGTTCCTGCTTCTCGTGGTGCATTAGGAGTTAAATAAACAACTCCAGCATATAGAACGGAGTCTTTATGATATTTCTCGAATCCAAAATCGGGAATACAAGTTTTAGTATCATTAAAAGTCAGATGAAAATATGAATTCATATAGAGTTTTTTATCATTAAAATGATCCTTTACTGCTTTTAATATCTTTTGCTCACACATATACAGAAAAACTTTGTCATAAGACATTAGTTTTCTACTTCTAGATCCTTTCCAACCAGCAGATTTTGTTTCTCTATCCATTTCTTGATGAGTAACATAATTAATGGATAGTGCTATTTTTCTGAGTTCATCAACTGATTCAAAAAAATCATCACGAATAAGTAATTTCATAAATTTAATAACTTCCTTGAATTGTACTTGCGTTAAGTGTTCCTATTACAGTATAGTTAGATCCTGTGATTGCTGCTCCAGCAGGACCACCATTTCCAGAACTTGGTGTGTTGGTGCCTGAATCTCCCCAGTCACCACCAGGACCACCAGGAGACCCTGCAGGACCTTTAGTAGATCCACAACCACCACCACTAGATCCATCATCTATTCCAGGAGAACCACTTAATGATCCACTGAAATTATTATACCCTCTTCCAGGACCGCCATCTCCACCAGTACCACCAGTGCCAGCAGAAGTTGGATTTGAATATGCACAACTTCTATATCTTTGCCACTGTGAGCAGGGTTGGCATCCGCAAGTGCTCCATCCACACCACTGACAATATGTTTGACAACATCCACCACTCCATCCTCCAGTTTCATACCAACCACCGGGGCAACCAGGAGCTCCTCCACATCCAGAAGTTGTAGTGCTTCCAGTACAAACACCTCCAGAACCTGGACCACCGTTTGCACCTTTTTCTCCACCACCTCCACCACCATAAATTTTTGCACCAGAATTGACTTGAACTTTAATATTCAAACCGCCAGACGAGGAAACTGATAATCCTGGACCACCAGAACCTCCACTAACGGTTGCACTTGTTCCACCTGCACCTCCTGCACCATAGATGCTTCCAGATACAGATATGGTTAAATTGACAGTATTTGCTGTCCCAAATGTAGCAGCAGAACTACCTGTACTATTGGAACCTGTAGTCCCATTGAGGTACATCCATTTTCTAATATTTCTAACTAAATTATTATTCCAAGATTGTGATCCAATATTAAAATTTAAATCAGTTCCAGTTTGTGTGATATAGTAATACTTAATAGAATTTCTAAACTGAGATACTTTTAGATCATTTAAAGTTGATATTCCCTGTTGAGGGCTTACAGATACTGTAGTTCTATTCTCGGTACAGTCTGGAACTATTGGCTCTGTGTTATTAACGTCAGTATTTCTACGAAGTTCCGACGCTTTTACACTTCCTGATGAAGATTTTTTAAAGTTAGATCTTAACGAACTAAAAGAAATAGCACCAGAAGAGTAGTAAGGACCTTCTTTAGTTACAGTCGCTGACATTTATCTTTTTTTCTTTATTTATGAATTTCTTCTAAAAATTCTTTATGAGATATTCTCTGATTCTGAGATTTTATCATTTCGGTGAAGTTGAAATGCTCTAAACAGAAATCTAGTATTTGATCTTTGTTAAATTTATTATCCAAGTATTCCTGAATTGACTCTTTATTGAAGAGTTTTAATCCATTGCTAACTTGAATGTAACTATCCATAGTCCAGATAGAAAAATCATAGTTCTCTCTAAAAGATCTAATGTCTATAAAGTCTTCCCTACACTTCTCTTCGAAGTTTATTACCCATTCTTTTTTGTTTTTATTCATATAGTTCCAGAAGTCAGAACCAGTTCTCCCTGTATTATAATGTAAGCAGATGAAATCAATTATATCTTCATATAATTGCTTGTTCTTGCTATTTACTAGAACTTTATTATATTTTAGATCCTTCAAATTTGCATTCAAATATACAAAATCATAGAGTTGTCGTATTATAATGTGAATCCCAGTAGATTCTAGAGGTTCTACAAATCCACTAGAAAGACCAACTGCCAAACAGTTGCCAATCCAGTAATCTTCATAATATCCTGGTTTATACTTAATTACTCTGTCGGTACTAAGTTCCGTGTTAAAATTATCAAGTAACCACTTATTATATTTTGTTCTTGCTTCATCATCAGATGTAAATCTAGAGGAATATAGATAACCAGTTCCGTATCTATTGCCGATTGGAATCTTCCAAATCCATCCATTATCTGTTGCTTCTGCTACAGTGTGTGAAGGAATCTCTTCAAACTCATATGAAACCTGTTGAGGTATAGCTCTGTCAATAGGTAACCATTCGGATATATCATTCCACTTAGGATTTAGATGTTTAAAGAGGACAGCATTGAAACCAGAAGCATCAATATAATAATCTGATTTTACCTCTCCACTCTTTTCAAATACAATACTTTCAATATTTTTACCATCCGAATGAACTTGCACCGCAACATCATCGACAAATTTAACACTATCTTTTAGTTTTTCTTCTAGAAAAGCACAAAAATCTTTTGTGTCTAGATGATATGCAAATCCATAGTGTAAGTCTTTATTTGGTAGTGTAGTTGTCGCTTCATTAAAAAGAATACCACCATTATAACAATCATTCAATAAAGAATATGTCGCACTAGACCATTCATTTAGTCCGGAATGTTGAACATCATTAAATCCGTGAAAAAATTCTGTTCCCGGAATCCAATTCTTAAAATTGACTCCAAGTTTTATGGTAGCATTTATATTTTTAATTATAGATTGTGGAGTTTCTCCAATTAAATTAATAAATTGATGAATTAGAGGGGTTGTACTTTCACCAACACCTATACTTTTTTTAGAAGCATCATAATATACGGTTACATCTACTTTTGGACCCCAAAAGTTTTTAACCATTGCTGCTGAAATGAGTCCAGCAGTTCCTGAACCTAAAATTACAATTTTTTTCACTTCCAAAATGGACCTCCATACCAACCAACGAGTGATTCTCTCTTTCCAGATTTTACTTTTCTGACTCTATGTGTTATTGAAGATGGAAAAATAACAGCAGATCCTAATTCTGGTTTAAAAGTTACAACTCTA